TTACAATATGAATCTGTATCACCTGAATAAACATTTATATCCGAATATGGGTATTGGGAATGGAAATGCTTAATATCTTTCAGAGTGAAATTTAAATTTCCATAATCATTAAAGTATTCCATAACACACTCATGTGCTTTAGATAGGGTCGTGTACACACCTAGGTTACCGTCGGTGGAACCCCGTACGACATAAACTTTTTTATTTTTCATTTTATTTTTCATTTTAGTAAATGTACGACTATTTTTTAGGGAAACCTAATTTAACTTAATAATTTACAAATAATCATTACTAAAAAACCTCCAAAAATCCATGAAGCAATTACACAAACTATACCATATAAAATTTCATCTAAATTATTTCTTCTATTCATAACCTTTATTTTTTGTAAATGTAAGACCTTATTTTTAGTTCTCCAAATAGATCTTGTTTATGGGGTGTGTGAAAGTAGTATATACTTTGTCGATGAAATGGTTGGTTCCCTCGATGAAAGGAGGTACGGATTTCAAATTCTCAACATATCCCACACACCACATCTATGTCATATACTATCCTACCTCATCCATTCCCGTGTCACACTTCCGTTTATGTATATTTGTCACATATCTCATTTTTATATCCCAGTACCCTTAACGTACTATTTACCCGTATCTTTCAAATACTGTTCTATTATCATTACATGATATTCATTATATCCTTTTTCCTCACACCATTGTTTTGGTGTTATTTGTTTTGGATATTTCATATCATGAAAACTATAAAACGATTGATAGTCACCTTTATTATATATTCCTTCCCATATATCATGACCTTCATCTGTTGTATTCCATATAAACGAGGCAGCCAAATCATCTTCACCCGGAGCATTACTGTATTTCATTGCTTTTAATTTTATCTCGTACGGCAATTCACTTATTAATCTACTCATATGTTTTTTATTTATTTTTATTTGATGTAAATGTACGACTGATTATTACGGTAACCAAATTATTTACTGGATTCTTATTCTTCTTGTTTATATGTTTCTTTGTAATATTGTCTTGCCGTCATATCACCTTCACTAACTACTCCTTTTACCCATGCATTCATTATTTGTTCCTGTTCTATTTCAATAAGTCCATCATCTTTTATTTTTGCTAATATCATATTCCACGCAGCTTTACAACCATCAGTTGCTTTGGTTTGTCTATATTCGCAAAATTCTAATAGTTCTTGCATCGCTGTTTGTTGCTTTTCCATTATTTCTTTATTTGATGTAAATATACGACTGAGATTTTAGATAGCCAAATAAATTTTCTTGTTCTGTTTTAGATAGTTTGTCAATGGTAATTTCAAGTTTAACCTCAATGCCTTGTTCTCGATTAATTATATTCCATTTATTACTATCAAATTGATTATTCATCCATTTAATTATTCTTGTTTCGTCAAACTCGTTTTGTATTAATATTTTCATATTTCTTTATTTGTTGTAAATGTACGACTGAATTTTAGATGAGCCAAATTTAATTAGTAAAAGCATCCATTTGTCCGTTTATATATCCGTTTTTATATGATTTTACCCTTTGTTCCATTTCCATTGCTAATGCTTGTTGGAATTCTTCATCCGTTACTACTTGAGTAAATCCGGGTGTATTTAATTTCTTTACCAACCATTCAACTGCTGTTTTTTGTTTTTCCATTATTTCTTTATTTGATGTAAATATACGATGGCTCCTTAATGGAGTCAAATATGTTGTTTTGTATATACGTATATTGTTATTGGTGTGTTTATGAACGAATTTTTGAATTTATTTTTCCCAACCTTTCATTATATTTTTAATCTCGTTTATTACTTTTTCCTCCATCATTTCACTTTGATTAGGACCTATAAAACGATATTCCGGGTATATATTATTTAGGAAACTATCTTGTTTTATAACATGATATAATTTTCCACCTTCGTCTCTAAACGTATATACTTTTGCATCATATGTTTCTACGTTAATTAGTTTCATAAACATTTTCTATTTTCTAAATATACTTCACATCTACCATTTTCAAATGGTGATTCTGTAAAATACGACTGATATTTACTAACATCTACTGTATATCTATAACAACTCTCTGTTAATGGACAATCTCTGCCTCTACACATTGTTACATCCATTATTTCTGATTTATTATTTTCCTGTTTATTCATATTTTATTTAAATGCTTTAATATCATCAAAAGATAAACTAACAACTGTACCACCTTGCATTACTTTAGTGAAATATGGGTTATTTTTATCGGTCCATCCACTAATCTGAGCATATAATCCAATTTTATTTTCCCATACTCTTACAGTTTTTAAACCTGTTGTTGCGATGTACGCTTTGAAATCTTTAAGTAATTGATTTTCTTTAACCATATTTTATTATTTTTTATTTATGTGAATGTACGATTAATATCTTGGGTAGCCAAACTTACTTATGTCTATTATCCTCTATTTCTTCTAATATTTCATCTATTTCCCCTGAATCAACTGTGTTTTTCATTAATAGAAGTAAACGTTCACGATATCTTTCATCTCTATCGTTATTTGATTCTTTACTCATGTTTTCAATACAATCAATCAAATCATTGTATGTGTTTTCAAATCGGCAATAACTCATGTTCATATTATTTATTTTTTATTTAGTTAAATATATGACTAGTATTTTGGGTAACCAAACTTACTTGTATTTATTATCAGGAAGAATTACATATAATAATATTCCTATGACTATGAATATAGCATTATAAAACCAGTTATATATCATAAACATCATGATATTCTCTTGTAATATACCTTCAGTAACAAATGATAATATAAATAAAAATAGCAAATATAAAAAATTTAATACCATTGCTATTAATGGAGTGTCATCTTCTTTTAATCGAGATGAAGGAATTATTTTAAACCAACCTGCCCATGCCATATACATGAATATTGTTATAATAAAAATGTAAATCAATGTTGCTAATGATTCTAATATGCCTTTAAATAATTTCATTTTTTATTAATTTAATAGTTTTTAATTTAATAACTAAATAAATGAAGGAGCAAAAGCTCCTTCAAATACTTAATTAACTTTTAAGCCAAAATACGTTCACGATTAGTCATACGACGTCTACTAATGTTATACATTTCATTAGCAATAACTTGTGGTACTGAACGAGTACCATTCATTACATTTGTAACGTGAGATAAAGAATACCCTGTGTTTTCAGCGATGCGGGTTGCGTCACCTTGTCTTTTACGAGCTGTAAAGAAAGACAATTTAGCTGTTCGATTTAACTTGTTCATAATATAACTGTTTAATTTTTTTATTTAGGACAATAACAACTGACTTTCATTTTTTGTGCCCAATCATTGAAATCAAAATATTGGTCAGGTACTATTGTTTTGAAATTTACATCTTGTTCTAAGATAGATGGAATATCTCGTTTTGGTGATAATCCAATCCATTTTTTAATTAAATTTGAAATTGTTTCTTTTTTCATGTTTTTTAATTTTATTTATGTAAATATAAGTAAATAATTTTGGGTAACCAAATTTATTTTAACCATTCATCTGTTTGTTGTTGTTTTAATATTTGTTCTATTTCATTTTGAACATATTCATCTAAATTATATGACACATTCATATTATTAGCAAGTTGAATATTATTATTTTGTCCACTCATATATGCTTTTTTTATAATGTGTTTTAATTCTGTTTTAGATAAAGTAATATAGTTCATATGTTAATAACAAATATTTAGTATAAAATAATAAAGTAATCCTAAGGTAGTGATGGATAATACTGAGCCAATGAATTCTAATTTATTTGAATTCCATTTCCATTTAAGTGTTTGAATCATATCTTTCATAATTTTTATTTTTATTCTTATAAATATAATATCTAATTTTAGGGTAGCCAAATTATTTTTGATAATCTTCATCATTACCTCTATTAATACAAATTAAATATAATACTAATACTATTATACTTGTTAAAGCTACTCTATCCATATATTATTTATTTTTTATTTACAGTCCATCTCTATCAATGTTTATAACTTTCGGAAATCTAGGTTGTCCATCTGGTGTTAGGTTGAAGTATTTAACTGTTGCTTCCTTACCTATTAATTCATTTCTACGCATCCATATTTCTTCCAAGTATTGATGATTTCCGTTTATTGAACTTTCAAATCCATCAAATATTAATGCTCCTGCTTTTCCTTCTAATTTACCTACACCTTCTTTAACACCTAAAATAGTGTATTCTTTATCAACAAATGATTTATGTTTAAGTAAATATTTAGATCGTTTATTTTCATATTTATTATCTAAACGAACCATTTGACCTTCATAACCATCATTAACATATTTTCCATATAACTCCATTAACTCAGATTCTGTTTTAACAAAATCAGTTAATACAACAACACAACATTCAGGTAAATTTATTTTATTTAATTCCTCCATTCTAATTGAAAAATTAGCATTGTGTGAAGGTAAGTCATAAATGTGATATTGAATCGCTTTAGCTGATTCTAATAAGTCATGTTCTGTTGGTTTTGTTTTCTTAACTAATGAACAAATGGCATTAAAATCGTTTGCAAATTTATCAGCATATAGTTCCCCATCAAAAATTAAATTAGGATCAACTTCAAATAAATGTTTCATTGATTCAAATATATGAGGTGCTGATATTATTTTCTTACCAGTACGAGACCACATTCCATCTGCTCTAACAATACAACGAATACCATCTAACTTAGGCTGAGAATAAACAGGGTAGTTTACTTTTTCTTTAGTATAATCTTTAGCGAGCATTGGTTCAAAGAATACTTTATTATCAATTTGATTAATATCTTCAAATGAACCCGTCTCCATTTTCTTACGGTGTATAGCTGTTGCTTCTTTAAGTACTTGTTCTTCTGCGGTACAGTAAGATTTAGCATCACATGTTGTCCATTCAGACGTAGTTAGTTTCATTCCATCAAATCCACTAATTGTTCTGTATTTATTTTGATTAATTTCAATTTCCCAAGTACATACCTTTCCAGTAGTGGACCTTGAGTAAAGTTTCGATAATTTCATAACCTTTATTCTTATTTATCTAAATGTACGAATAATATTTAGATAAACCAAACTTATTTAGTTTTTTTCTTACTTGTTGGAGTATTATTACTTTTTAATTGATTAATTGCATTTACTATATTCTGACAATCTTCGTATCTTTCTTGTTCAATGAAAAATTTCAAATTTTCCTCTAAAGTTTCAATAAAAAATTTCTTCTCTAAAGTCAAGTCCAATGTAGTATTATTTTCTAAAACATTTATTGAAATTATATGAACATGTTTTTTCTTAGTATTTACATTATTCAATATAGTTTTAATTATTGACTCAGAGATCCTAAAATCCTTATTATCTATCATAGTTTGAAATTCCTCAATATTATTTACGTTTAGTTCTAGAGCCATTTTAGAATAATTTTAAAAATTTTAAACTTGTTTCTTTTTCTTTTAATTTAGAAAACTTTTCATCATTATTTAGTATTTTACTAGCTATTTTTTCTAAATGTTTTGCTTTTTGAGATTCATAATCTCTTATTATTTCCTGATGTTTTTTAGTCTTCTTCATGTCACTGATAAATATTTGTAAATTATTCAGATTTGCGTTCTTTATTCCTAGACACTAAATCATATGGGTCATTTTCTACTTTAATATCATATAACCCTAATTCTTCAAGACGTTTTTGAGTATAATCATCCACCTCCCAAGTTGGTAAATTTTCTCTTGTTGGTAAATGATCTTCCATTTTTTCTATTTGTTTCTCATCAAATACATTTTTATGGTAAAGAAAATAACAATTGTAACATAATAACTGAATGTTACTTGGTTCCCAATGTTTTTTGTTATTGTCTTTAAAATGTAATATAAGAGGCATTTTATAATCCATCAATCTACGTTCATGAAAACCACAGGTACTACATTCTTCTTTTAAATAACCTTGTTGAATCATTCTATGTTTAATTTTTTGAGGATTAAACGGTGATGGGTCTTCAGTTCCATCTATGATTTTTTGTATACATGGTTCTTTTCTTCCCCAAGGTGTATTACTTAAGAATTTAGGTATTCCTTTACCAGCCTGATTTTTATGTTGGTCAAATAGATTGGAATAGTTTTCATCAGTAGCCTCATAAAATTTAGCCCATTTCTTATAATGAATATAACTACAATTGATATATCTAGCAGCGCTACGATTCGATTTTGTTTGACTCATAGCAGCCAATATGTCTTGCTTACTTAATGGGCGAGGTTTAGGCATAATTTACATATTAGGAATATCTAATCCTGACGACATACGTTTTTTAAATTTATTTTCTTCTTCAACATACTTAACATATTCCTCATGATCCAAAACTACAGTTTCAGTATAAGTATGATCACCTTTTCCACGTTGTACTATAACTGGTTTTTTAGTCTGTACATCAGAACAATTGACACATGTGTGTGTATTAGGTAAAATTTTTAATCTAGCTTCGGGAATTTGTACTCCGCATTTACAATATTTAATTAACTCACTCATAATTTCGTTTTAATAATTTATCTATAAATTTCCATAAGTCTGTTGGGTTTTTAATTTTTATTTCGATTGATGGTTTTTCTTCTTCTTCATATATTAAAGGGTATACTTTTCCATTTTCATCAACCCTATCATATAAATACCAAATCATTATCTCAGTTACTACTTCACCATATTTAAGTAAAAATAAATTCTCAATTATTTTAATGAAATATTCTTCATACGAATAAATATCAATGTTAAAGTCTTTATACAAAATATCTGAGCGTTGAAGGCAATGTTCTAATAGTGTTACAGTCTCAATAAATACTTCTTTCTCTTTTTTTACTCTCGATGTCTTAGATTCTTCTAATTTAAGACGTTGGCCAAAATTTTTTATATCCATTATCTTAATTTTTTAACTCCATATATTTTTAAAAATGATTTTAAATCTAATTGTTTCTTAGCTGCGAAGTGTTCAGCTGCTCTTAATCGTGATGTATTAATTAAACGATTAATTATCTCTTGGTTTGGGTCTAATTTACTGTAAAATCCGTATAACATAATTTTTATTTTAGTCTGTAAACATATATTGTATCTACTTTATTATCTTTTATTTTTAATTCTATTGTTGGGGTTAATGGTTTATCTGAGTGGATGATAGCAGTATTATTATCTAATAAATAAATTCCATAAATACAAAACCCTGTAAATATAATAAATCCGATAGTTTCTTTAAGTATTTCTTTCATAATTTTTATTTTTCTAAATATACTAAATCATTTTGGTATTCCCAAATATTTTGAATTTTTATTTTAAATATTTCTAATTCAAATACTCCTACCTCTCCACTTTCTTTAATAATATCTGGGAGTTGTTGTAATAGTTGAAATGATTGTTGTGTTAATTGAGTAGCATCAAATTCAACAACGATATCATTTTCTCCTTCAGGATAATTATGTTTAATATGTAATACCCGTTTAGTTAAATTAGATGAAGTGTTTGGTTGTTCTTGTTCTATATATAAATCTATTAAAACATACATGTCATCTTCAATGTAAATTCTATCACACCATGGTTCTAATATTCCAAGTAATTGTGAGTTACACTTTTTAACTACATAAGCAATATTATATTTTACCTTTGGACTTCTATTACCCCATTTGCGAATAAAATTACGATTTGAATTTAATTCTATTTGCTGATAATCTTTTGTAGTTCTTGATGTTTTACTAACAAAATGATAAACATGAGCTGAACTTACTTTATGTTCAAATCCTGCTAATTTATATCTTAAGTGCAAATCATCATCTTCACAAAACATCTTAAAAGTATTACCATCTAATCCAATATAATCTTCTTTCAAGCATCCAAAGAATAATTGAGAACCACCATCTATTAAAGAAGTTTCCAAATTATAATTATAAAATTTTTCTTTATCAAAATTATCCAAATCTCTACCACAATCCAATATCACCTTTCCAGGATATATGTCATTATATATTGGTGGTTCTATTCTTGTATAACTTGTAATTCTATTTTTACAAATATGTTTCTCCATTGTTTCTATAAATCCAGGTTTTATAACCATATCATTGTGTAATAAAATTATTTTATTACCATTCGCTTTTGCAACAGCATTATTAAAATTAATCCCCAATGCAGTAGTATCATTTTCTTCAAGAATTATTTCTACTTCATTTTCATTTGGATAAATTTCTCTTATATTTTTAATAAGATTATTTGTATAGTTTTTATTAGAACTTGTAGTTGGTATAACTAGTGATATCATTATATTATATTTTTATTTTTTAAATTAGTTAAAGTTTGATTAACATAATCATTCATCTTACTTTCAAAATTTTGTCTTTGATTTGGAATATTATTTAATGAAATAAAATCCTTATAGTATTTTGCAAATCCATTCATGCCATCTTTAATTAATGGACCAGTTGGATACATCCATATAGTTTCACCTTTTAAAAGATATTGTTGAAAATCTACACCATGTTGTTTTACATAATTTGTAATTATATTTGAATACCAATCCCACGGACCATATCCCTTCCATTCATCAAGAAATGGACATAATTCTTCATAAAATGCTTTATTATATAAGTCACACCAACCCGCCCATTTACTTTTTCTAACTGGGTATAGGCTTTTTTCCTCATCTGAAATTTTGTTATTATATCTAATATCAAAAATATCAACATTTAAATAATCTGAGTATGGTATATTAATATATTTTTCACCTGTAATTTCATCCCAACTAACATCACCTACTTTTGATATTTCAGGAGTTATTACAAAATATTTATTATTTATTTGCTTTATAGATTCTATAAGATATGAAATGGCATATTCACTAAAATAAATATCAGGACATATACTTAAATAATATTCAGTATCATTATCTATATTTCCTTTTACAGAATCTAAACAACCATATAAGTCATTACCATCATATATTTTTTTCACATGTTTGTAATCACATAATAAATTTGATATTTCATTATATTTTTGTATAAAAAATTCTTTTGGTAATCTACTCTTATCCCAATCTATTATATATGAGGATAAATTTAATTCAGTCTCAACTACAATATTTACTCCCTCAGGAATATGATATTTTGATTTTTTAAGTTGCATGTATGTTAACATAGCATAATCTATTTCCCAAGGCATTATGTGCTGGATTATTTTTATATTCATTTATTTGTTTTTAATTTTTTATAAACATTTTTTATACCGATTTTTAACCCCTCATATTCTAAATTTGGAATAAAGGTGTCATTACCCCAATATCCTAATCCCAAACCTACTTTATGCTTTATAATATCCACTTTATGTGAATCTAAAGAATTTATAATATCAGCTATTTCATTTAATGTATAAACATCTTTATAACAGCAATTAATTTCTTTTTCTAATTCATCATTAGTTATATAATAATCTACGATTTTTATTAAATCCTGCATGTAAATAAAGCTCATATATTTATCTTGGTGTATAATAATATTTTCTTTTTTTATATACCTATTAATATTAGCTTTAATGAATCTTGTATCTAATTCATTTTCATCAAACACTGCGTATATTCTTAAGTTATAGAAATTATCTTTATTCAAAATAGATTTCCTAATAATATGTTTACTTAAACCGTATGGGGTGGATTTAGCGTATACTTCAGCTCCTGAGCCAAAGCTGATAAATTTATTAAAGCAGCTTTTATTTGCTAAGAGATTATAATACATTTGTAAGTTTTGATCTATAATTTGATTATCTTCATCTAATAATCTACTACCTCCAACGGCGGCGGCATGTATAACTACGTCATATTTCTTATTACTAAACCATTCAGCAACGGCCCTACTATCTGATAAATCAAAGTCATCTCTTGTTACTAAAGTTATTTGATATTTAGTCTTTAAATTATTGAAAAGACTTTTAGATATATAGCCGTTACCTCCTGTGATTAGTATTTTACTTTTATTTTCTGTTTGCATATATTAAATTACAAATATCATATACTCTTGGATAGAATATACAAACTGTATTGATTTCATAGTTCGTCTGAGACGTGATTTTTCAATTGTTGCATGTTTATTTTTTTCTGAATATTGCTAAATAATTTACTAATTGTTTGTCTAAAACCATTTCTACAAGTTCAAAATTATCTTGTAAATCTTGATTTTGTTTATCATGCAAGAAATGTGATTTAATTACTCCAGTATGTTGTGCCATTAATAAATCTTCTGTTAATAAAGAATTATCATATTTAAATTTACCTCTCGTATATCTTGGATTTTGTAAATCTTCCATAAAATAATAACCTCCAGATTTAATCATATCTCTAGATTGCCATAAACTAACAATCATGTGATTTGGCCAATGACTACCATCTTCAACAATAAAATCAAAATCTTTAGGACATTCTTGTTTTAATTCATTCCAATCACAAAAATTCCCTTGATCAGCGTATATAAAATTTACACCCCAATCATTAATCATTTTGACTTCATCTAATCTTTCATTTAAATATGTACCCCAAAAATTATCTACACAATATAAATCTAAATCTTTGAAATATGATAACCACATTTTAGGAGAAGCATATGGAAATCGTTTATCACAAATTCCTATTTCTAATAATTTAGCTGGTGTATCTCTTTTAGATATCATATATTTTTGATATGTCTCAGTATATCCCATACAGATATGCTCCGGCCAATCTTTTCCCCAAGATAGAGTACTTTTATCTGCTGTTCCTTTGTCAGTCTCTAACTGATTTGCTATGTCTGTTAAAGACAATTCTTTGTTATAAAAAGAATTAGTTTGTTTTGTTTTTTTAAAAAATTGCATTTTAATATTTTATTGGTTTTATTAATAAATTGTTTAAGTATTCTTCTCTTTCAAGAAATGGAGCTAAATCTTCCATTGGCCTTGTTGCGAAACTACCATCTTCTTTCTTGTACACAGATGCTTTAGGAAATGTTTTATGATCAGGATCTATAGTCAATTCACATATTACTGGACCAGGATAGTTTAATACTGATTTTATATCTTCTTTTAAGTTTTTTTGATTTTCAATTTTTATAAATGGAATTTTATACGCGGCCGCATTTAATTCTATTGATGGTAAAGTTAATCCGCTTGTACTATCACTTACAACTAAATTTCCTCCAAAATGTGTGTTTTGTGTAGTTCTTATAGAACCATAACCATTATTATTTAATATAAAAAACTTAATAGGTAATTGATAACGATAAACTAATTCTAATTCTTGTATATTCATAAAAAATCCACCATCACCATCAATACATATTGTTTCCTGTTTATTGCTAGCTATACACCCACCGATTGCTGCTGGGATTCCAAACCCCATAGATCCTAATCCTTCACTATTATATACTCTAGTTCCGTTTTTGCATTTTAAAGACTGCATTGTTACTTCACTACACGTTCCAGAACTTCCTGGTATTAATAATGAATTTTCAGGCATGGTATGAGATAATGTATCTATAAATGCATAGTTATTAATATTTTTCTTTGTTGTATCTAGATATTCATCTAATATGACAGGATATTTTTTATATAAATTTTTGCAAAAATCTAACCATTCATTTATATTTAATTTATCAACATTATCATTTAATTCTTTAAGAAATAATTTCGCATCCATTTCTATTGGATAATCAACATTTATATTTAATTTTGATATTTCGTTTTTATCAATATCTACTATACATTTTATTGCTTCACGAGCAAAGTATTGTGGTTGATATGCTAATTGACCATGATCTAATCTAGCACCTATAACTAATATAAAGTCGGAATTTTGTTGATTAAAGTTTGCTCCTCTTTGTCCTACTCCTCCAGGTCTACCAACATATTGTGGGTGTTCTTCTTCAATTAAATCAAGTGCTTTCCAAGTAGTTAGTACAGGAATTTTTGTTTTTTCTATAAATTCATAAAATTCTGGGAGTGCGTTTGCTAATCTAACTCCATTCCCCACTAATAATATTGGTCTTTTTGCTTGTGATAATTTTTTAGATATATCTTTTATATTTGATAAATTGTAATTAATCACATTTGGGTAAAAAGACTCTAATTCATCTGGTTCAATTTCAGCTGCTTGTACATCTAAAGGTATATCCAAAACAACAGGACCAGGACGTCCATTCATTGCTAACCATAATGCCTTTTCTAAGTTATATTTTACCATTTTAGGATCAGATATAGTCACGGCATATTTTGTAATTGATTTATAAATTCCAATTGTATCTATTTCTTGAAATCCCATTTGTCTAACACCACTATTACCAACTCTATCTTTATTTTGTACTTGACCTGTTAACAATAACATAGGAATTGAATCTAACCAAGCTGATGCTACTCCTGTTAAGGCATTTGTAGACCCAGGACCTGTAGTAACTAAAGCTACTCCTATTTTATTTGTATACTGCGAATATGACTCTGCAGCTATAGATGCTCCTTGTTCATGTAATGTTGGGATAAGTTCAATATTACTTTTACTTAGTGAATCAACTAGATGTATACATCCTCCTCCTGATACTAGGAATACATGTTTAGTATATTCACTTATTATTGATATTACGTAATCTGATAATTTCATATTAAATCCAATGGGTTACAAATGTTTTACGATCTTTATTTTGTGATATTAATTCATTAGTATAATATGAATCATTAATGTAATGAGTTGATGAAACTTCTTCAATTATACATCCTGTTTTTGTAGAAAATTCATGTCTAACTTCTTTTTCTATTGTTATAACATCTCCTTTTTTAAGTATTTTTTTAACTCCATCTAAAATAAGTTCAACTTCACCATGTAATATTACAAAGGTTTCTTCTTTTTGTAAATGGTATTGTTCAGGATGTGTTTGATTTGGTAAAACTATTATCAATTTTTTACAATATTCTCTATTAACAACAGTAATCATTGTTATGCCGGTTTCATAAAATTTATCAATACCATAGTGATGTGATATTTCTAATTCAGCTTCACCAGGATAAACAACTGATGATTCTCTTATAAAATCTTTTACTTTTTGAACAATATCCCAAACCTTTTCTCTATTATTACTTTTAATAGTTTTATTAGACATTAAAGGTTTATCAATTTCAATATCCTCTAATGCTATAAATTGGTTATATTTTGACATATCATTTGCTAATATCTGACCAGGTATATTTGGCCAAGCATAGTAAATATCATTTTTACTAATAATATCTCCTTTTTTAATTGAATTTTTAATAAAAACACCTCTTTTAAATTGTAATAAATCTGATAATTCTTTATCTGATGTTTGTGACTTTTTATCAGAGATACCACACATATTTAAGGCCTCAGCAGCATTTTTTAACCAATTATCCATTTGTTCAGGTGTTACTGAATATGCATTGATTTCATATTTTTCTGATTCAATAGCGACATGTTTTTCGGCTATAGAAATTCCTTTTGATATTGCTATTTTAATAGCATCATATTGATTTGGTTCTTCATGTGTTGAATATCCAATTTTAATGCCCGGATAACGATTTTTAAGAAAATCTATTTGATTTAATTGTAAATTTTCTGATTTTGTAGGATACTCTCCCACACAATGCATAAGTGATATATTTTTATTTCTATGTTTGAAAAAACTAACAACACTGTCTATATCATTCACTGATGCTCCGGCGGTTGATAATATTATAGGTTTATCACATGTGACAATTCTATTTAGTAAAGGCCAATCAGTAAAAGAACAACTTGCAACTTTTATTATTTCAAACCCCATTTTTTCAATAAGGTTTACTGAATTTTCATCAAATCCTGTACACATTGTTTTAAAGCCACATTCTTCTGCCTTTTGTTTTAGTTTTGTAAACTCGTCAAATGTTAGACTAGTTTCAGTAAATCTTTTTACATATTTGTGATCCATTTTACTTTTATAATCTTTATGTATAAAAGTTTCAAAATCCCTAAATTGAAATTTCCAAGCAAAATCAAATAAATTTTTATATTTATCTATAACTTTTGAAAATTCATTAATCATCTTTTTTCCATGTTCTATATCACCCATGTGATTATTCGCCATTTCAAAAATAATAAGTTGTTTTTGTTCTATCATATCCAGTTTTTAGTGTTAATATTTTTATCATCAATAAACAAATCATAATTAGGTTTTCCAAATTTCAAATCATGATATTTTACCCCCCATTCTACAAATTGTTTTTTAGTTATTTCACTCCAATCTATCCCAGTTGCTGATCCTCTTGCGGTCCAATATACTATTAAATTTCCTTCATCATATAATTTGTTGGCTTTTTCAATGTTTTCAATTATTGGAGTACTTGTGGAGTAATCTGGTTTATCAGGACTATTACATATTGTTTCATCAATATCAATGTATATTACCATATAAATTTATTTTTATAATATTTAACAATACTAGGTAATTCCTCATCAAATTTCATTTTTGGAATCCAACCTAATTCTCTTAATTTAGAATCATCTAAAGCATATCTAACATCTTGTCCTTGTCTATTACATGACCAATCAATATATTTATCTATATCTTCTAAATCTATTTCACACAATATAAGTAATTTTTTTACGGTATCCAAATTATTTTGCTCAAAATTTCCACAAATGTTATAAATTTCATTCTCAACACCAGATTCAATGATGGTTATAACAGCATCTGCTGTGTCTTGAGCATGTAACCAATTTCTAATAGGTGTACCATTATTGTGTAGTGGTATTTTTTTTCCTAATTTAAGATATTTACATGTTTTAGGAATTAATTTTTCAACATATTGTCCCATCCCGTAGTTATTAGTTGGTCGAACAATAACATAAGGTACTTTATGAGTTCTCCCCCAAGCTGTTACTAACATATCGGCTGCAGCTTTTGTTGCTGAGTATGGGTTAGATGGTTTTAATAAATCTGTTTCAATGTGAGCTCCTTCTTCAATATCCCCATATACTTCGTCTGTACTAAAATGAAGAAGAATTGGTTTTTTGACATTTTCACCTCTATGATTTTTAATCAATTCAAGTAGATTATGTACTCCTTGTATATTTGAATGTATAAATTCACTACTATCAGATATTGAATTACCAACATGTGTTTCAGCGGCTGTGTTAATTATATAATCACAGTCATATAAAAATGTTAATTCATTAATATCACAATGTACAAATGAAAAATTTTTATATTGATTAAATTCACCTAATAAATCTTTATTAGCAGCGTATGTTATTTTATCTACACCTTTAACATACCATCCTTTTTGAAGACAAGTTCGAGTAACATAGGAACCAATGAAACCTAAACAACCTGTTATATATACTACTTTCATATGTTATTTGTTAAAAAATTTATCTACAATTATTTTAATATATTCAATTTGTTCTAAAGTGATTACAGGTGAACATCCTAAGAAAAATGTATCAGTTGTTACTTTTCTTGATACTGGAAATTTCTCTATTACTTCTTTCGAATCTATTAAGTGAGAATATCCTGGTTGTAGCATAATATTACCAGCGAAATAAGGTCTTGTTTGAATTTTATTTTTCTCTAAGTACTGACAAAATTCAGCTCTTGTAAAATCTACTCCATCTTTAATTGTTAATGCGACTGCAAACCAATCTGGGTCTGATTTATCTGTGGCTTTAGGTAGTATAAATTTATCCTCATATTTTTTAAAGATATCAACAATAGCTTTATGATTTCTTCTTCTTAATATTCCAATTTCTTCTAATTTACCTAATTGAATATTACCCATAGCGGCTTGCAATTCAGTTGGTTTTAAATTATAACCAATTTCTTCATAGGTGTATTTGTGATCAAATATTTCATCAGGTAAACTTGGTAACCAGTTACTAAATCTAATACCACATGAACCACATTCTAAAGCATTTGCTTTACCTTGACAATAACATCCTCTACCCCAGTCTCTAAAACTTCTTAATATTTTTTCTGTTGATGGATCACTACATGCTACAAATCCTCCTTCACCCATTGTTATATGATGTGCTGGGTAGAATGAGCATGAAGCCATTTTACCAAATGATCCTAATGGTTTACCATCATAAGTTGTTCCTAAAGCATCGCAACAGTCTTCTAATAAAATTAAATCATATTTATTTATAATTTCCATTAATCTATCCATGTTAGGTGGATTACCTAATACGTGGGCGAATGTAATTATTTTTGTATCGGGGTGATCAATACATGCTTGTTCTACTTGGTCTAAATCAAGATTAAGAGATTCTAATTCAATATCTACAAATATAGGTGTAAAACCTACTTGTATAGCTGGACTAAGCGTAGCTGGGAATCCAGCTATTGGGGTGATTACTTTTGTGCCTTTAGGTAGATTTAATCCTCTTTTAGATGTTAGTGCTAACATCATTAATAAATTAGCACTTGAACCACTATTAACAATAACTCCAGTTTTATGTCCTAATTTTTTAGGGAAATGTTTTTCAAATCTTGCTCCTTCTTTTCCTAAAACTAACCAACCATCAAGCATGGTTTTAACAACAGCTTGTGCTTCTTGACCGTCAAAATAAGGTCCAGCATATTTAACTAAATCCTTTCCCGCTACCCATTTCTTTTCACTATCTTTTTTTGTAATATACTCTTGTACTAAACTTAAAATGTTATCCATGTAATTATTTTTAATTAATTTTAATATAATAAAGGTATTTATGATATCCAAATATCTTATATTTCTCCTTTATCAATCTGTTTTAAAACTTCAATTATAGAGTCTATATCTCCTAATTTCCATGCTAAATTATTACCATCAGCTTGATCTTCTTTTTGTTCTGCTGTTAATATACCACCTCCATTTAAAGAAATCAAATTTGTTTTAGATCTATTTGAAAACTGATTGCATTTATATCCTAACCAGTCTTCCATTTTGGGGTGTGTAATAATAATGTTAGTATTATTTTTATTTGAAAATAATATATTAACATTTGATGCACTACTTTGTTGAATGATATTTTTATATGATTTGAATATTTGTATTTTACCTATCATATCATAATCCATTAACTCAATAATATCATAATTGAGTTCAGATTTAATTTTATCTATCAATTCAAGTTCATTTTCTAATTCTCTTGAATGATACCATCCACGTTTAATAGTATCTTGTCTTGAAATATAACATCCATTCTTAGTTACTGGAATTGTAGGAACTTTATCTACTGTTTCTAGTATTTTATCTATAATATAATCATCACCAATAGCCATTGGAAAGCCATATAAAGTTTGAGGTGTATATAAACTTTCAATACAATATGTAATGTTTTTATTTAAAATTATAATATCAGGTATATTATCTTGATAATACAAATCTAACCATTGTTTGATAAAAGTACTATTACCTGTTTCATTATAAAAATCTGATGGTATCGCTAATTTAAGATTAGGTATAGTTTTTCTAAGTTCATCAAAATAAAGACATTTACCAAAGAAATTAAAAAAGAAATGAATATAATTTAAACCGGCTTCATCATATAATAAAAATACTTTTTCATTTATGAGTTCATTATATTTTTTATTTTCATAACTGATATTTAACCAACCTGTACCAATCCCATTAATATTTTGTGGATCAACATGAGTTATAAATGTATTTTTAGTTAAAGTACAATAATCATTCGCAGGATTTATACTTTTAGGTAGTTGTATATTAATTTTTTGGGGAGTCATTTAGTGGGGTTTATAATTTGTTATAATAACTATTTTGTTTTTCTTGTCGTTCAATTGTTTTAGGATGAAATAAAGTGAATGTCTTATCATCTGGCAACGCAGTGTACGTTTTGAATCCATCTAATCGTTCATGCACTTTATTTATCCATTTAATTTCAGAAGTATTTTTGTAAATTCTCCATTGATAGTCAGGCCAATTAACCCATTGGTTTTCATTTACATTCCAACCCCATTTTTGAATATGTTCTTGAGTTAGACCTTTTACTGTATTAATACGAGGTACTAAAAATACTTCAATGTTTGAGTTATTTTCTAAAACATCAGGTAATTGTTTCATAAGTTCCTCATCTGGAGTTTCATCAGCATCTATTTGGAATATATAATCACCAGTACACCAACTGCTTAAATAATTTTTTAAATCAGCAAAATGCCCATTGAAAGGATATGGATACCATTTAAACCCACAATCATCATTTATTGAGTTTGCTCGTAAATAATCTTCAACTGATGAAGAACCATTCATACTATCAAATAATATAACGATTTCATCTTGCTGTCTTTTATTCTTTAAAAGAAAAGTTAACAAATGTTGAATTTCTACTATTTCATCTTTAACTGTTATTCCGTAACTTATTTTCATATTTATAAAACATTTATTAATTTTCCTTCTTTATCTGACAAAGTGATAATATTGAATTTATTATCATAATAATTTCGAATTGTACTAATGGCACCATTAACTCCAATGATATTAATATAATTATTAAATAACATATTAAATTCATTAATTGAAAATTTAAATAACTCATTTTTATTAAACTCGGAGTAGTATTCATAAAATATATTCATACCAAAATTACCCGTTTTAATCATTTCAATGTATTGGTGTCTTTCTATCATATTATTATTTATCCCAAATATAATACCTTATTTTTGGTCTTCCAAACTTTCTTCTTGAGGGAGGATACCTATATGACTTAATGCATCCATATAATCACCTTCTTCGAAATGTTGTATTGTATCCATATCCATTCGGAATTTATAATATTCTCCTGGTTTTGATTTTATTGGGTATTTTTCTTTTTCTTCTTCTAATACTGGTACTGCCTTTACAGCTGACCATTTCCACAAATCCGCTCCTGTACCATTAGCAAATATCATTCCTTGTTCTGGTGAATTTACCGATGAAGGCATCCAAATTTTTCCTTCATCATCTGTGAACATTAAGTCTTTATACAATTCAGGTAAAATTCCTTTTTGTTCTTCTAAAAATGCTTCACCTTCTTTCATTAAGATGTTTGTAGTAAAACCACACCCCATACAGTGGTATGATTTTACATTTTGATAAGGTTCAGTTTCCATACATGCGTCTGAGCCACATCTTTTACATATTACTAAATTATCCATTTTATTTTAATTTATTTTTTTAGTTATTACAAATTCATTTGATCTTTTTTCTACATCAAATGTGTTTTTATTTATAAATTTATCTACTATTTTAGTGAAAACCTTCATCCTTAAATTTCCATAACTATCATTAGAATATGCTTTAAAATATAATATAGGATATTGATTTTTTTCTATAAAAGGTAATATTTCATCTTTAAATATTTTAGAAACAGTGTCTAAATAATTTTCACCTTTTAATCCTTCTTGTTTAGCAAATCCATCTTCTTTCTCAGGAAAATAAAAATCTAAAATCCAATAATGATTTTCATTTATTCCACCTTTCTTTAATGTTATAATAAAATAAGGATCATTTTCATATTTTATTTTAAACATTAATTCCCCACTATCTCTTACAATTTTTTCATAATTATAACTTAATTCAGGATTTAAAAATTCAGTGAGTAAGGTATTAGCTAAAGAATAATATTCTTGTAATTCTTTATTTTTTAGTATTTTTACATCTTCATGAAATAATATTTCAATGAGTTTTTCTTCATTAAATTGTTTATCCATTTGATTCTATTTTTTTAAGTTTAGGTAACTCGATTTTTTTAAGTTGAGGTAGTTTAAGTTGAATTTGTTTTGGGAACTCGGGAATTGATTTAGTTAAATATTCATCTAATTTATCTTTCATTTTATCCCAACTAAATTCTGTTTTACTGTAGTATGCTTGACGTTTAGCGTTTTCAGTATAGTTTTTATAGTTTTCAAACATATCTTTCATGTAATGACCTACTTGACCTTGATCTACTGATAACCATTGACTTTCTTGTAATAACCATTGATTAGCAGCACTTGGATGAACATTAGTCATTTGACCAGGTAACATAGTTGTAAATTCTGATTTTAAGAAATCTGTATGTCCACTCCAATTAGTAGTAATCATTGGCTTTTTAACTAAACTAAATTCAAGTAACGGACGACCAAATCCTTCACCTCTAGTTAGATTAATCATAGCTTTTACTTTAGAATGATTATACAATTCATTCATTTCTGAATCTGTAAATTCACCATGTAAAAGATATATATTTGGTAAGTCTTTTGAATTAACTGTTTTTCTAATCATCTTAATACGTTTAAGAATTTCTTCTCTATCCATATACGATGATCCAACCATTGATGTTTTTAAAATAAGAGCTGGTTTTGTCTTTTTATTTTTAAATATCTCATAAAATGCCTTAATTAATAAGCCGACGTTTTTGCGGTCTTCACCTAAGTCGCCTTGAACCCAATGTCCTACGAAAAGATAAGCGAAATTTTCTTTAATTGAATCAAGTTCGATGTTTGTAATTTGATTTTGGTTTATGACATTATAAACATCTAAATTAGCTCCTTCAAATAACACTTCAATTGGTTTTTGAAGTTGTATCATTCCTTCTACTTGATTTGTTTGCTGATTACGTCTTTCAAATTTACTTTCTTCAAATACTTTTTTCGAATGATTAGATGAAACTAAATTCAAATCCATTCTATTTAATCCTTCAATCCAATCAGGAGCACATACTGTTGTTTCAATACCTGCTGTTACACCAATATTGTATTTTCCTACAGGTTGAAATTCAGATGGAATTGTAATCTGCATCCATATTTCAGGTTGTTGAGTTAATTGGTTATTAGGTAAATTATGATTTAATAAAAATCCCCATTCTGGATTGTCTTTACAGAATCCCCAAGGTGTATTCCCCCATCTTTGAGATAATAATTTAACATCATATTTATCAGTTTCAATAATAGCTTTTATCAAATCACGACTTCTAGCTCCATATCCACTGTATGTATCATAACAACTACTAATTATAAATAACGGTTTATTCATATAATTTTTTTATTTTAATATATTAATTTATGGTTTACAGAGTTTGGTTTTGTTTCATTGCAATTTATTAATTCATATTTTTCTCTTGGTTTCCAAGTTTCAAACAATTCATCAAAAGCTTCTATTACTCTTTCACCTTGATGTTCACCTGTAAATCCAGCTTCTTTACTTATTGCCCATTCTCTACCTTTTAATCCTCTACGTCTTAATTCTTCTCTTCCTAAATTATAAACATTCATAATTTGTTCAGCAGCATCTTCTGATGTACATCTATCATCCCAAATATACGGAGTAACTGGTGAACCAACAAGTGAACGGTTAGTTGGGAATACTGGGAACGCCCATTCTCCACACTCTTTTATAGTGCCATTATGATTAGAAGGGAAATCAGCATCAAAATCAATCCATTTATTGTTTTTAGAAAAACGCATTTGATCTTGCATTCCACCTGTTACATTAGCGATAATTGGACGACCAGCTAATATAGCTTCAGTTAAACTTAATCCCCATCCTTCATTTGATGTTAATAATATTTGAGCATCACTACAGTTATATAATAAATTCATTTCATGAGTATTATATCTATTTGTAGAGAAATAAACATTATATTGTTCACCTTCAAGAAATAATTCTCTAACGGCTTCTAAATCAGTACCATGTTCACTTACAATTTCTGTATGTAATACAAAAGCACATTTTTTAGCCTTTTCAATAGGTAATTGTTCTATGAATAAACGATATGCTAACATAGCGTCCGGAATTTGTTTTCTTCTAATATTTCTAGAGTTAAAGAATAATACAAAATCATATTCTTTATTTCCAAATAAATTTTTTCTAAATTTAACTAATTCAGGATCATTATAATCAAATGGTTTCATTATTTCATGATTCAAACCATGAGGTACATATTTTATAATTTTATTATTAGCTTTATCACCTAATACTAATTTGTTAATATTAACTGTTTGTTTTGAAATACCCATTAATAAATCACAAGCTTCATAATATGCTTTATTATATAATGGAGCTGGGTATTCATCCCAAATATTTAAATATGTGATAGGTATTTTTCTTCTTATTTCATTTTCCATTTGGAAAATATGAGTGAAATAACGAGGGTCAGTAATCAACATTATTGCATCTGGTTTTTCAAGTTCAATTAAATGTCTAATTAATTCTTGACTACCATATCCATCAACTGGATATAAAATAACTGATGAGTCTGTTAAATTTGCTATACCATTAGTGTCTTGGGATAAATCAAATCGTTTACCACTATCTGGGTGTTTTATAGATCCTCCAACTACAACCCAATTAAAATGTTGGGCAGTATGTATAACAATCTCTCTCCCAACTGTTGCTACGCCACTATGGACACGTATGTCGTCTGTTACGAGCATGATTTTTTTCCTCTTATCAAGAGGTAAATATTTAAATTCTGAATTCATATAACTTGTTTTTTAATTTAATTAATCTTTTGTTTCAATGTCAATATTAGTATGACTATGGACTTTTTTTCTAAATTCAGGATCTGTTAAGTATAAATGCATTGCTCTATCTGCTAATTTCTGTAGTGAGAACTTGTATTTAACACATGATATTCTAAATTCATCCCATATTGCACTATTAACTTTAACACTTGTAAGAACTTGTACGTTTTTCATATATTTTATTTTAATTTAATTGTTATATATAAATATATGCGGAGATATGAAAAATTAATCTTTTTTTAAAATTTCTTGACCTTTTGAACATAAGTCAGGTTTATCAGCAAAAAAACAATACATACAGTTATCTTTACTTGGATTCACTTCATGTTTTGTATTTTTATATTCTCCATTTTGTTCAAACACTTTATCAATAAAATCATAAACAGCTTTTGATGCTTTACTTGATTTGATTTTTCCACTTAATGGTGTAAATGTTTGAATACGACTTTGAGGAAATTCTGATTTTTCCCATATTTTTCTTTTTACAATAAAGAATTCTATTTCAATATTGTCTACAGGAACATTAAATATCTGACTAAAGTATTGTTTGTATAATATTAATTGGAATTGCTTGATTTCATCTTTTTTATTTTTATCATTCCATCCTCGAGTACTTGTTTTGATATCTATAATCTTAAAAGTATTTGTTGGTTCATGATATAATACTAAGTCAAGATAACCTTTATATATTATATTTCTATAGTCAGGATGGGGTGGTAATTGAATTGGTATTTCACACCCTATTAAATGCCATCCTTTTTTATCGAAATATCCTCCTTTCTTTTTTTTAAAGAATTTTATAATTTCTAAACCATCATCATAAAACTCTCTTAGTTCTTCAGGAGTACTAAAATGAACTTTTTGATTTGATTCATATCCACTTTTATAAACTTCACTTAATCTATCTTGAAAGTAAGATTCTATATCAATTCTATCAGCTTCAGCTCCACTTTCTTCATAAAATACAGTAATATAATTTTGTAAGGTTTCATGTAACGCTGTTCCAAAAGTAGCATGAATTGATGGTTTAAAACTATAATTTCCTTCTTTATATTGTAACTCCCATTTTTTAGGACAAGACATAAACATAGACATCTGACTATAAGATATTGTTTTTACAATACTTTTATCTAATTCTGGAAAGCTATGTTTCTGAATTTCCTTTATTATTTTTGGTATTTGTTTTTTCAAAATTTATTTTTTCCATTTGTTTCGTAAAACCATCATTGCTATTATCCCGTAATTAGATAAGTCAATAAAGCTATCAATCATTGATTCACCTTTAACATAATTTTGTCCATCACGTTTAATTAAGTTTTTTAAACGATTGATTTTATCGTTACATCGTAACCAAATACCAGTTATAGAAAATTTAACATCTTCTTCGTTTTCTAATGTTGAGCCTAAAGCTATATTTTGTATACCATAATCCATCATTTTGGAAGCAAATAATCTATATTGCTCCTGCTGAATTTGTTTGAATTCATTAGATAATTGAGGGTAATTAGTTTCAAACTCATTTACAATATTTTTCCCAAAATCAGGATATAGTTCACTATTCTTTGTCATATAATTAAATCTTTTAAAAGTTTTTTCTGTTCTTTTTCATCTACACCATGTCTGGTTAAAATATCTGTAATACCTTCTTTACCTAGAAAGTAAATATATTCTTTTGCTTCTCCAAGCGAAATAGTATATTCTTTTGCTACGTACTGTAATAAAACATCTGGATTAGATTTTTTGTTTGATTTGGTATATTTTAACCAAACATTTCTCTTAGGTATTATACTACAGTATATTTTGTATACTTTTTCTTTTTCAGTATAGGGGATTGTTTGAACATAGTTAACTATGTCAATGTATTCTTGACTCATTGATAAGTAACGATTTATCATATAAACATTAAATGAAGCTTTATCATCTTCACTGAATGAGCTCCATTTATGTTTATTTAGAGTAATCTCTTTTAACCAGTCAAATAATGTAAAATTATTGTTCTTTGTTTTCAAACTCTTCTCTTAATTCTTTAGGTAATAACTCAGTTAAAATAGCTCCACTTTCTATATCATAAAATACAGGTATAGGTACTATAGCATCTTCTGATGTTCCAGATACAAATTTAGAAATTTTCTTCAATATCACACCTTCTGCGAATATACAATTGCCATTAGATGAATAAATTGTTTCTGCTGATTTTAAATCAATGTTCAGCTTCATTTGTTTTTGGTTTTCCATTTTATTTTTAATTTATTTTAATTGTTTTGAATAAAAGAATAGATATAATTTTACTAATTAAAGCGCAGAAACAAATTTCCTGATCAATTCTTACAACAGAATGATATCTATATTCTTCGATTAAGATAATTATTTCTCCAACATTATTTTTAGTGTATTCATCTATATTGTCGTATAAAAACCTGTAAAGGTCGGTATAATCACTTAAATCAGCATCTGCTAGTATTTGGCGTACTGTATTGAATGCAGTTGATTTTGGGTTTTTAAGCACTTCTAATATTTGATTCTTATAGTCATCAGATACGGTTATAGAACTATCTAATTTGATTTCATTATTGACAGTATATTTTTGACATGCATTGATTATACGTCTAAAATCAGGATAGAATTTTTTAATTATACTAACAACATCTTCAGGTGTGTGTTTAATGTCTTCAATATTTAATATATTGTCTACATGTTTAGCTATAACCTTTTTAGACGGTGGTTCTAAATCAAATTCTTGACATCTGCTACGAAGTGGTTCAATCAAACGTTCTGGATAGTTACCTGTTAAGATGAAACGAGTATTTATACTATACGTTTCCATCATGTTAAGTAACATTACTTGTGATGCTTGAAGAATATGAGTTGCTTCATCCAGTATTACTATTTTAAGAGGTTTAAATGATCCAGCTGAAGCGAATGATCCAACTTTATCTCTCATAACATCTATACTTCGTTCATCAACAGCATTAAGAAATAAATAATCACAATTAATATTATTTGCTAATATTTTAGCTAAGGTTGTTTTACCTGAACCTGGTCTTCCAGCTAATAAGATATGAGGTATATCTTGATTATTTATAAATTCTTGAAATTTATCTTTATTTCCGTCTGAGCAAATATAGCCTTCTAAAGTATCAGGACGATATTTTTCGTTTAATATTGTGTGCTGTTTCATAACTTTTATTTTTTTGTTTTAATGATCTCCGTAAATGTTATACTTTAATGGTGGTGGTTCTACTGTTTCTTCATCTATAACATATAATTTACCACCAAATGGATCTAGCATGAATTTAACATGCTTTTGAATTATATTAAAATACATGTCTAATGTTATAGTGAGGGAAGAATATATCTTCCCATCACTTAATAACTTCCATGTATCACCTTTGCCTACTTGTCTTTCAGCTATTTGTACATATTTTTCTTTCATACCTTAAATTTAATACATTCCTCCCATATCTCCAAACCCTTCATTAGATTTCTTTTCTTCAGGTTTATCAACAATAGTTGCTTCTGTTAATAAAACAACACCTGCTACTGAAGCTGCATTTTCAAGAGCACAACGTGTTACTTTAAATGGATCAATGATACCGGCTTCTTTCATATCGTTAAAACATTCTTGTTTTAAATTCCATCCATACCAATGATTAAAATGAGTTACTGAGTTAAGTGAAGTATAGATATTTTCTTGTTCGTAACCAGCGTTTGATAGGATTTTCTTGAATGGTGCTGAACATGCTTCCCAAACGATTTTGGAGCCTATATTATCTCTAAGATTGATTCCTTTTCGAGCATGTAACAAAGTAATACCACCTCCAGGTACAATACCTTCTTCAATAGCGGCTTTAGTGGCATGTAAAGCATCATCTACTCTATCTTTCTTTTCTTTCATTTCAGTTTCAGTATTTCCACCTACATGAACAATAGCTACACCACCAATAAATTTAGCTAAACGTTCTTGAAGTTTTTCTTGTTCAAATAAACTTTTAGAGTTTTCAATTTGAATTTGTAATTCTTCAATTCTTCTATTTATAGCTTCTTCATCACCTTTACCATCAACAATTGTTGTAGTTTCTTTCTGAATAGTAACTACTCTTGCTTTTCCGAACCAGTCAGTATTGAATTTTTCTAATTTCATTCCTTTTTCACTACTAACAACTTGACCTCCAGTTAATATAGCGATGTCTTCAAGAATAAGTTTTCTTCTATCTCCAAAATCTGGAGCCTTAACAGCACATACTTTTAGAATGTTTCTAGCTTTATTAACAACAAGTGTAGCTAATGCTTCTCCGTCAATATCTTCAGCTATAACAAGTAATGATTTGTTTTGAGATGATACATTTTCTAATATAGGTAAAAGTTCTTTTACTTGATTGATTTTTTTATCTACAATAAGAATTAATGAATCGTTTAATGTACTTGTCATTGAATTATTATCAGTAACAAAATATGGTGATTTATAACCTCTGTCAAATTGCATTCCTTCTACAGTTTCAAGATATGTTTCACCTGATTTGCTTTCTTCAATGTGTACTACACCTTCACGACCTACTTTTTGCATCGCTGTCGCGATTAATTCACCTATTTCAATATCGTTGTTTGCTGAGATTGAAGCGATTTGTTTAAGTTGATCTTCAGATGAAATATTTTCTTTAATTTCAGTTTTAATAAAATCAATTACTTCCTTTACAGCTTTATCAATACCACGTTTAATTTCAACTGCGTTAGCTCCATTGTTTAATTGATTTAAACCTTGTCTAATCATTTCAGATGCTAATAAAGTAGAAGTAGTTGTACCATCACCAGCAATATCAGCTGTTTTAATAGCGGCTTGTTTAACCATTTGTACTCCTAATTCTTCAATTGGATCTTCAAGTGAAATAGATTTAGCTACTGTAACTCCATCCTTTGTACTTGATGGATATTCACCTGGTCTAGCGATAACTACATTTCGACCATTAGGTCCTAATGTCGCGGTAACAGCATTAGATAATTTTTCAATACCGTCAAATAATTTTTTCCTGGCCTCTGGCCCAAATTCTATAACTTTGCTCATAATTTTAATTTTTAATCTTCAATAATAGCTAATACTGTGTTTTCAACACACACATAATACTCTTCTCCATCATGCTCTACTTTAACAGGGCCCATTTGAGGTAAAATAACTTTTTGTCCTACTTTAAGTTGTGTTGGGAGTAATTCTCCTGTGTAAGAAAGTTGACCTGGACCTACTGATACAATTGTACCACTAAGATTTCGCTCTTTTCCTAAATCGGGGACTATAATGTTTCCATACGTTGTTTCTTCTTCACTGAACGGTTTTACAATGATTGCATTGAATGTTGCTTTTATCATAATTTTTATTTTAAATAACTTGTTTTATATAAATATGTTGTTTAGGAGTCTTTGGCGATTAGGTAATAAGTACTAGTTAATGTTTTTTCTTCGTTTGAAAATTCTAACTTCATTATCCCATCTAAATTAATATGCATTTCACCACTGTGCATATCTTTATTACAATACATTATTTCTTTAATTATATCTGAATTATATTGTATTTTAAAGTTTTCTGGTGTGTTTATTGTTTCAACATTAGGTATAAAGAATGAGACTTTATTTGCATGTTCTACATTCCCACCAAACTCTAGTTCAATCATATAATCACCATCATCATTAAGTGATGGTTTGATTATTACTATTTCACTTTCATTTACTGCTGTTTTAGCTTTAACAATGGAATGTATACTATCACTATCTATTGTAGCTTTAATATTAAAATTAATATCATTAACTACCTCACCTGGTTTTGGTATGATTATTAAGTCAGCTAAAGTATAATTAAGCGTGAAATTATTATCAGCGATAATTAGTTTGTAAGGTGTATTGTTGTGTTTAATATACTTTACATCTAATGAGTTATTAGTAATGTTTATCAGTTTATTTAACTGTGTTGTATTACTTATACCTATTTTAGAATCTTCTAAAGGGAAATTATGAAATGAAACATTACCTAACATCTCTTTAGATGGAGATGAAAATTTAACGTTTAATGTATTATCTTTAATATCCCATATGACTGATTCATTCATGCCATTCAGATAATACTTGGATATTGCTGATGTTAATTCTAATTTTTGTATCATATTATTGAATATAGTAAATATTGTTTATATTACCAAACTTTTTTAATTAAATTTAAAGAATTTATTTATGTTTTCGTTGAACACAACTGCTCCCCACCCTAAATCTTCATATAAATTCATAATTTTATTTTTTATAACTGAATCGAACATTTGATTTCTGTCAATATATTTTTCTATAAATTCTAAGACATCAGGAGAGTCATTGTATCCATTTAGTCCTAATACTTCTATACGATATGGATTTTCTTTTAAATAAGCTAAATACATTTTATCTCCTACTTGAAATGTATCATATTGTTTAGTTTGTTTTTTAAACCTTATCAAATCGTTTGTGTATATAGCACCTTTAGTATTGGTTGGACATTTTAAAGCTAATTTAGAAAATATTTCTCCAGTTGTTGGTTTTTGTGAAATATATTCATCTAATTTCTTTAATCCAGTTGGTTTAAGTAATTTTTTCCAAGATATTACATCAAGTGATTTTCTAAAGTCAAGTATATATTTGTCAACATCTGATTTAGGAGTATCAAATAATATTTTCTTAATTAATTCTTCTCCAAAATCTCTAAACAATGGTGGGAAATTAGATTTCATGATATCTAAACCTTTCATATCTAGAGCATCTTTGTGATCTGAAGGAATAGGAACACCTTCTTTATTTACAATCCACATAGCGTATCTACGTTTACCTGACCAATAAGCTTTCTTTACAATTACCTCTTGTTTTAATTCAAAGTAATGTTTGCTCTGGATATTAAATACTTTCTTAGATATGTTGTCTAGATTTTGATTAGCTTCAGTAATGAGTTCTTGAGATAATTCAATCAATTTACTAATTTTTTCTTCTTCATCTGTGACATCAGGGTATTTTAAATTAAGTAGATCTTTTAATTCAATGTATGCAGAATCAGTATCTGATGCTATTACAAATTCTTTTCTACCATTATTTATAATGTTTTCTAATTTGTCATTTATGAATATGATACTCTCTTTAGTTAATCTTTGACCACTGTTAGTAATAGATGATGAACATATTTTATATCCGTCTGTATATCTCCAACCGTTAATAGCATAAGTACCATACAATGCGTTTTGTAAGATCTTAAAGGCAAGTTGATACAGGTCATATAATTTATAATTTTCCCAATCTTCTTTTTTACCTGCTTTTTTCTTGAGTTCACGATAGTGTTCTCTTTGTTTAAACCAATCCTCTAACACTTCACATGATATACTTTTAATATCGTTTCTGTAAAATGCTCCACTAGCTGAAATAGACCAGTTATTTTCTTCTATGATTTCAATTAAGTCTTTAACTTTGATTTGACATTCTTTTAAAGAATATGTTTTATTACTTAATTTTTCAATGTTTAAAATAGTGTCTGGTTCTAATTGTTTTAATTGCTCTAATGAGTTATATTGTTCATAGTTATCTTTAGTAATTATTCTCCCCATTAGTGTCTCAATACCTAAATTTAGGGATTTAATAATACTTGGATATAGACTGGTAAAGTCAGCATCACTAACATATGAATATAAACCAGGTGTTGGTTCTAAAAGATATCCACCAGCATATGAATCTTTTTTTCTTACTGATTTTAAACTACGTTCTTTTAAAATATTAGATTTAGTTCTTATCTGACATTTTCCAGATTTATCATCTACATAAGTAATTGTACCTTCAATAGTTGGAGTACCTCGTTGATGTTGTACTTCATCACCTATATTAAGTTCTTTAATAGATTTATTAGTTGTGGTAGGTTTGTTAGGTGATACTATTCCTTTTCTTTTAAGATAAGTTAATATAGCACCCTCATTTAACACAGTATTATAATAAATCGATTCATAGGGAACATGACATAAATGACATATCAAGACAGTTAATTTAATAAATTGTAATTTATTCTCTAATGCCTCAATGATTTCAACGTCACGTAAATTATATTCAATGAATTTATCTGGATCTTCTCTGAATAATTTATCTAGTGATCCATTATATTCTATTTTACCTAATTTAACGTATTTTAAACCTATATCTCCTAATTTGTAAGATGGTTCTTCTTTCATGATATATTTTTTAACTAACATCATGTAATCTAAACTGTTAACACCACCTAAAGTGATTGGAGATTGTGGTGAATAAGGACTGTCATTTATCTTTTTAATTGGAGATAAATATAAAACTAAGTCATCACCTAATACTTTTTTAATACGAAAATATAAATAAGGTATATCAAAGAAATCACTATTATATCCTACAACAATTGTTGGATCTAAAGTAATCCATAAATCTAGAAATTTACTTAGTAAATCTTTTTCTGTTAGACATGGTATAATTTCCTTGTTATCCTTATTTACATGTTCTATTGTTTGTTTATCGTCTAATATTAGACAATATTTCTTACCAGTAGTAATATCAATTAAGGCTATGGAGGTAATTTTAGCGTTGGCATCTCTAATAGACTGAGATGTAAGGGTACCTAAAATTTCAATCTCAATATCAAGGTAAATGGTATTATGAGATGTAGGAGCTGAATCGTCCTTGTAATATAAATCTCTTAATATCGCTAATTCTTTCTGAATGTCTTTTTCTAGGATTGAAGGATCATTCCAGTCAAATTTGCCTGTTATTGGTGAGCAACTGTCACCAAATAGTGTTTGATGTTCACCATCACGATCTAATTTATAGACTGTAGGGTAGTATTTAAAGGATGACCAACCTTTCTTATCATCCCTTAAATAACATGTTCCTTTATCCTCTCCAGAATGAGAGTAGTAAATACCTTGATACATAACCTTTATTTTTATTTATTATTTAGTTGTTTTTTTAACTACTGGTTTTTTAACATCTTCAACTACTGTTGGTTCCTCAATGATTGGTTCTTCAACTGTTAGTTCTTCAACTACTGTTGGTTCCTCAATAATTGGTTCTTCAATCACTACTGGTTCTTCAACCTTAATTGTAGGGCTTACAGTTGCTAAATGTTGGTTTAATTCGTTTTCGAAATGACCTAAAGCATCAATCATCATAGTATACCACGGATTAGGGTTAGATGAGATAATTGTATTTTTTAAATGTTCGAACGAGTTTTTTAATGATTCCATAATATATTATTTTTGTTTATTTTCCAGAAGATCCAAATCCTTTGTCTCCGCGCATTTGGCTTAATTTTAATTCCTCGAATTCATCATCGTTTAATTCAATGATTTCGTATTTAGGTTTTTTAATAACTGCTATTTGAGCATAACGTTCACCTTCTTCAATTGTAACGTCTGTATCTCCAACATTGTATATTTTAACACCTAAATTTCCTGTATAACCAGCATCTACTGTACCGTAGTGCGGTATTAAATCATATTTGAATCCTTTACTAGAACGTAATTGAATTTGCATCCAATATCTTTCAGATTCATGTATTGTTAGATTTAATCCATTAGGTACTACAGCTGTGCCTTTTGCAGGTATTACTGTTGTTTGAGTACATGTGATGTCAAAACAAGCTGACGTATCACCATATTGTACTTTAGGGATAACAGCTTTAGGGTCTGTTTTGTGTGCGTAAATTGTAACCATATTATTTTTTTAATTTTAAAATTCTTCTACTACTCCTAATATTTCAGCTGATATAAATAAAATACCAGCTAATAATAATTCACCTCTAATTAAGGTAATACCTGCTACTATCCTAAGACATGATTTAGCTAAACTAATATTGAAGTGCCAATTTGTTTTTGATTCTTTTACTTGCATGTTTATTTAATTTTATTTCATAGGAGTTCCATTCATCTCAATAGCATGAAGTAATTCTTCTCTGATTAGATTATCTTTTTCCATAAACACTCCACTGAATTTATTTGTAGACATTGTAGAGCCATGTTTTATTCCTCTATGTGAGCAACATGTATGTTTACAAGCAATACTAACTGCTACTGATTCACAATCCATTTTAGCGGCAATATAATCATGAATTTGTTGTGTTAATGATTCTTGCATTTGTGGTCTACGAGAAAACCATTCTACAATACGATTAAGTTTACTTAATCCAATTACATTTTCTTTAGGTATGTAAGCTACAGTAGCATAACCTGTAAATGCTAAGTTATGATGAGCACACATACTAACAATAGGAATACCTGATTGAATTACTAATCCATCATATCCTTCATCATTTGGGAATACTGTAATGTTAGGTTCGTCTGTAACTGAACCTACGATTAGGTCTTTAAGAAAAGATTTAGCTACTCTACGAGGTGTATCAGCAGTTTGTTTGTCTGCTTCATAGTCAAAACCTACTGATTGTAAAAACTTACCATAAAAATAAGCCGCGTTGTCAATCATTTCATTTATTTCTTTTTCTGTGCGGGGGAAATTTCCGTTTGATTTTTTTAATAACTCCATGTTTTATTTATTTTTTTAAATTTACTATTTTCATCATTGAGATGAATATACATTTGTTTTTTATGAAAGCCAAATTTTTCCATACATTCTTTAACAGACAAAAATACTTCTCCAGTATCAACATATAAAATATGTTTCCCTGTTTTTGGACCGGCTCCAGGTCTTAATATTCCTTTCCCTCCAGCTCCAGGTTTAGGTTTACCCTTCTGTTTTAAATCAGGTTTCCCTTTTCGGGGACTAGGAATGCCGGTTTTAGCTATACTTAAATTAGCACAATGTTCTTTACTTTTCTTTTTACCTTTTAAAGATTTACTAATTTTACTTTTAGTATTTTTACTACAACTACCTCTACCATTACCTAATCTCAAATTTAATCCCTCATCTTCTAACACGTTGTAATAATTACCCCAATATATTTCACGTTCATTTAACATATCTTCACTACATTCTTCTATTATTTCAAATTGATGATTAGCAATCCCATGTTTTTGAAATGAATTATATAGTTTAATTTGCCTTTTATTACTAAGTTTACTATACTTTCTAAAGCGTTCTTTTATATTAATAGATTGACCAATATAAACTTTATTATTTGGATTTGTTATTTTATATATTCCTACCATATCTATAAATATATGGAAATATTGAACTTAGTAATGCTTTTGGGGGTATCTTATAATTACTGTGTCAGTTTAGGTATTTATTTTACAATAGCTTTTTTATTTGTCTAGTACCTGAATACTCTTTGTATCCCGTTTCCGATATGATCACTAATGATGGTAAGTAATCTACATCAAATATTTCTTCTAATTCTTCCACACCATCCATGTCTGCTTTTAAATCGTAAAATTTGTAATCAGGTTTAGATGTTTTAATTTGTTCAACAACATGA